ACGGAACCTATCGAATTGACCGACAACAACACAACGGGAAAAACACTGGCAAAGCGACGGTAGTTAAAGCCCCACGCACCGATGAGCTATGGGAAAACCATCTCAGCGGTAAGGGCGATGCGCTAGGCATCATCCCCATCAACGAGGACAACAAAGTCAGGTGGGGTTGCATCGACGTTGACACCTATCCCCTGGATCACACCGAACTGATTCAAAAAATCAGGCGCATGAAACTGCCGCTGGTGGTGTGCCGCTCCAAAAGTGGTGGGGCGCACTGCTTTCTGTTTGTAGATCAGTGGGTTGCAGCCAAAGAGATGCAGGAAGTCTTGCAGCATGTGGCTGCTGCACTGGGCTACGGTGATTGCGAGATCTTCCCCAAACAGATCAAGCTCTTCCTTGAGCGCGGTGATGTCGGCAACTTCTTGAATTTGCCCTTCTACGACGCCGAGGAAGGACTGCGTTATGCCATTAAAGATGATGGTTCCTCCGCTACCCTCCAAGAATTCTTCAAGCTCCACCAGACGCACGTACAGACCCCAGAACAGCTTTTAGCCCTCACTATAGAGGATGACCCCAGTGTCCCCATAAAAGATGGTCCTCCGTGCTTACAGACGCTCTGCGCGCAGATGATCAACGAGGGGGGAAGGAACAACGGTTTGTTCAACGTAGGGGTCTATTTGCGCAAGGCTTATCCAGATTCCTGGGAGTCTGAAATTCTTGTTTATAACGCCAAATATCTCTCGCCACCGTTACCCCTGAACGAGGTTAACGTGGTGGCAAAGCAGCTACAACGCAAGGACTATGCGTACATGTGCAAGGACGCACCAATCAATGCGTATTGCAACGCCGAAGTCTGCAAAACCCGAAAGTTCGGGATAGAAGCAGCAGTGTCCGGGGCGATTATCGCTAACCTGCGCAAGTACAACAGCTCTCCCCCGGTGTGGTTCATGGACGTTAATGCCCAGCCACTGGAGCTGGATACCGAAGCCCTGATGAATCAGGCCGCGTTCCAACGGGCCTGTGTTGAACAACTAAACTTTATGCCTCGTTCGGTGTCCAAACCCATCTGGGAAGGGCGAATCAATGCCCTCCTTCTGGAGATGAGTGATACCGATGGTAGCATTGTGGAGGTATCGCAGGACGCCAGCATCCAAGGCCAGTTCTATGAGTATCTGGAAGAGTTCTGCACAGTGATGCAGAAGGCTGATAACCGGGAAGAAATCCTGTTGCGCCGACCCTTCACCGACGACGATGAAGGAAAAACCTATTTCCGGCTAAAAGACTTTGATTCCTTCCTGAGAAAAAATAGATTTTTTGAGTACAAGTCACATAAAATTGCGCAACGATTACGAGATATCAACGGGGAAGCAATCAGCTTGAAAATAAACGGAAAAGCTACCAGAGTCTGGGCCATTCCAGCCCATTCGCAGCATGTCGGTCAGGTGACTACCCCCCTTGGTTCCAATGGTGAGGAAGCTCCTTTTTGACCAAAGAGGACGAGCGTAAGCAGGTAGCCGAGCATGTGAAACAATATCTTGCGCGGGGTGGCGTTATTTCCCACATTCCCTGTGGGATGATCACGAACAGAAAAGATAAATTTATAAACCGAAAGCCGATTGCTAGCGCCTACAGGGTGTGGCGAGCGCCGCAATTCGAGGATGTTGAGAGTGAAAGTTAACATAGAGCTAAATGACCACGATACTGCTGAAACCATTGACTTGATACAACGGCTAGTTGCCGCCTTAGAAAGACTTGTCGAAAGCCTAGAAGACACTGTTGAACCCGCAGGGAAGGAGGATGCTTAGAATCTTCGGTCCGCCGGGTACGGGCAAGACAACCACCCTTTTGAACATGGTTGATGAGGCGCTGAAGGCGGGGACGAATCCCCAGCAAATAGCTTTTCTCGCCTTCACCAGGAAGGCAGCACACGAAGCCCGGGAACGAGCCGCACTTCGCTTCAAGCTGGACATGGACTCCGACCTCTTCTATTTCCGTACTCTCCACTCCTTATCGTACAAGCTACTGAATATCCGCGAACGCGACATCATGCAGAAAAAGCACTATACCGAGCTGTCCAAACAGATCGGGTTTACCCTGAATGTGAAACACCAGCAGGAGGTAGGGGAAGATGGCCCGGTGGGGGTGAGCGATCACCCGATGCTGTCCCTCATTAACCTTGCGCGATTAAAGAAAACCGCACTGCACACTGAGTACAACCATACTGAACTACCTTTTACGTGGCATGAAGTGGACTACGTGGCACGTTCTTATAACGAATACAAACGGGAACAGGGGCTGTTGGACTATACCGACATGCTTGAACTGTTTGCTGGTAGCGCCGAGGAACTGTGTCCTGCCTTTAAACTGTGTTTCCTTGATGAGGCCCAAGACCTTTCTCCGTTGCAATGGGACATAGCACATGCGTTAGATAAAAAATCGGAACGCATGTACGTGGCTGGTGATGACGACCAGTGTTTGTATCGCTGGGCTGGTGCCGACGTTGACCATTTTATAAACCTTCCCGGCGGTTCGGAAGTGCTTGAGCAGTCTTACCGTATCCCCCAGAAAGTACATGCGCTGGCTAATAAAATCTCATCCCGCATCCACAAACGATTCCCCAAGGTCTATAAACCAAAGGAAGAAAGGGGTCACGTCACTCGCTTACATTCCATTGACGGGTTGGACATGAGTGAGGGCACATGGCTGATAATGGCGCAAGCCAACTACATGCTCACACCCTTGTCTATCCAGTTGAAAAGCTTAGGGTATTTGTTTGAACGTAACGGCTCCCGGTCCATCAGTGAAAAGCTGTCCGTGGCTGTTAACGCCTGGGAAGGACTGCGTAAAGGAAGAACAGTTGAACGCGAGGTAGCACAAATAATTTATAACTTCATGTCAGGTAACGGCGGACGAGTTGCCCGTGGTAAGAAAAAAATAGTGACAACTGACACCGCCAAGCTTTCACTGGCTGATTTGCAGAAATACTACGGCCTACTGGCTACCCAGGATATGATGTGGCATGAAGCCATGGATAAAATACCACCTCCTGACCGGGCCTACATAACAGCGTTGCTACGACGGGGCGAGAAGTTTAATGCCATGCCGCGTATCAAACTGTCCACGATCCACGGCACCAAAGGCGGCGAAGCACAAAACGTGGTACTCTTTCTTGATCTTACAGCAGCCGCTTTAAAGTCAGCCGGAGATGACCTCCATCGTGTATTCTATGTCGGTGTCACAAGAACCAAATCCAGTCTGTACATCGTGGAGCCAGAGGACTACACCCGGGCTTATGACCTATGAGCGACCTGACCACCAACACCTGCCCACAGTGCAAGAAAAAATCAGAAGAAGTTCTTAACATGGAGACGAGGAAGCGAGTGGGGTGGTACTGCCCACGCTGTCGCCATTTCGAGAAAGCAATTTTAAGGGAAACTCAGCTATGAAAACTAGACTCCAGATGGCGATGTTCCCACCGAAGTCGGACTGGTTACCGCCAGAGCATCCGTTTCCAGAAATCTTTGATGCCCCCGAGATCGCTATAGATGTTGAAACCCGTGACCCAAACATCAAGAACGGTGGCCCCGGTTGGCCGACCAAGAATGGGGAAGTGGTGGGTTACGCCATAGCCGTCCCCGGTTGGAAAGGCTACTTCCCTGTCGGCCACGTAGGCGGCGGCAACATGGACGCTAGGCAGATTAACAAATACTTAAAGAAAGTCTTTACCGCTCCTGGGGATAAGATTATGCACAACGCCCAGTACGATCTGGGCTGGATCAGGGCCATGGGCTTTGAAGTCAACGGACGCATCATAGACACCATGATGACCGCTGCGCTGCTGGACGAGAACCGCTTCAGCTATTCGCTCAACGCCATTTGTTATGACCTGCTTGGAAAAACCAAATCCGAGAAGACCTTAGTCGAAGCGGCCCGTGAGTTTGGCGTCGATCCAAAAGGCGAGATGTACAAACTTCCCGCCATGTACGTCGGCCCCTACGCCGAGGTAGATGCGGAGATCACCCTCGAACTGTGGCACCATCTCAAAACCCTGTTGACCAAGGAAGACCTCTGGGACATCTGGAATCTTGAAACTTCCCTGCTGCCCCATCTGGTGAGTATGACTGAATTGGGTATCCGGATAGACATGGACGAAGCGGAGCGCAGTAAGCAAGCTCTATTTAAACGCGAGAAGGAAACCCTGCGGGAAATAAAAAAGCTCGCCGGGAGTAACGTGGAGATATGGGCTGCGGCCAGCATAGCTACGGCGTTTGATGCAGCGGGGCTGTCCTATCCCAAGACAGATAAGGGCGCTCCTTCCTTCACCAAGTCTTTTCTGAGCGAACACCCACACAAGCTACCCCAGCTAATCGTGCAAGCCCGAAACCTGAACAAGGTCCACGGCACCTTTCTGGACTCCATCCTCAAGCATGTCCACAACGGACGCATCCATAGCCATATCAACCAAGTGAGATCCAGCGACGGGGGGACCGTCAGCGGAAGAATCAGCATGAACAATCCTAACCTTCAGCAGTTGCCGAGTCGTGACCCTGAACTCGGACCTATGATCCGGCGTTTGTTTCTTCCCGAAGAAGGACGCCAGTGGGCGGCAATTGATTTCAGTCAGCAAGAGCCACGCATAATGACCCATTACGCCAAAGTGTTCAGTGACTTCAGGAAGGAAATGATGCCCGGGTTGGATGCTTTTGTTAAGGAGTACCAGGATAACCCCAAGGCTGACTTCCACAGCATGGTGGCCCAAATGGCCGGAATCGACAGAAAACGTGGCAAAACTATTTCGTTGGCTTTGCTCTATGGCATGGGTGTCAAAAAATTGGCGGTGGAACTGGGTATAAGTGATGAAGACGCCAAACAATTGACGGCGGACTACCATGAGAAGGTGCCGTTTGTGAAAATGCTCACCAAAGGCGTACAGAAAAGACTCGAAGATCCACGCTCTTCCGGCAGCATCCGCTCCATCAAAGGACGCAAGTGTCGCTTTGATCTCTGGGAACCCGCCACATTTGAAATGCACAAGGCGCTGCCTAAAGAAGAAGCAATCGCCGCCCACGGTCCAACGACCCGGCTCAAGCGAAGCTACACCTATAAGGCTTTGAACCGGCTAATCCAAGCAAGCGCAGCAGATATGACTAAGCAAGCCATGGTAGATGTGTGCGAGGCCGGTGACATTCCCCTTCTTCAAATCCATGATGAGTTGGCTTTCTCGGTGGAGAACAAACGCCATGCCGAAATGTTGGCACAGATTATGGAAAACGCCGTAGAATTGACGGTTCCTAACCACTGTGACATAGAAATGGGGCCTTCTTGGGGCGAAGCGGTAGAAAATTAATATATTGTCCGATATAATCGCAGATAAGGAGGAGAAACATGAACCTAAATAAATGGAAATCAGTGCTGCTTCCTCGGGAAATCTACGAGGAAATCAAGATAATTGCCAAAGTGGAAGGACGTACCATCTCCGGCCAAACAAAAATTATCTTTGCCGACTGGAAAGAGAACAACCTGTCGGAAAAAGACAAAGAATACATAGCGGCACAACTGATACAGAATAAACCCCAGACTGTTCCCGACAACCCCACTAATTCTTTTTCGGTGTAAGCATGAGCACAATCGAGAAAGGGTTGCGTGAAGCCCTCGAAAAACTTCAGAAAGACCTGTCCACAACCAACACGGCCCATGCCAGCGACCTGAAAAAAGCCGAGCTATGGGCCGAACTCCTGCACGAAAAAAAGAAAATTAGTGATAGCTCAAAAAAGCAGGGGCGTAAAACGTAAGCCAGACATTGGGGCATAGCTTGTGCTGACACTCATGGCACAGGGCTAGTTCCACCTCTGTCTCGCCCAGAGTAATCAGTCTGCTCAGGAATACATCAAGCTCAAATTCTTTTTCACAACGAGAGCAGTTGTAACGATACCCTGGATACATCTCATTGTTCCAGTCGAGTTCCACGGTATAACCAGTCCCTTATTGTGTCGATGGGTATTTCAAAACGGGCTGCGATCCAGGCTACTGAGCGTTTCTCAACTCTCCGAGCGTAACGCACCGCCTCGACCGTTTCAAAAGAATACTGTTTTTTCATCTCTCTCCTCCAGTAACTTCCCGGGGTCCCTTGTTTCCAGCCACACCAAGAGGCTGACGTTTAAGGCCATTACAGCCACGATAAGCAGAGTAATGTACATGGGCGTAACCTTAGCACATTTTTAGTTGCCATTCCACATTACGTATGGGACAATCGTGCTATCACAGTTGGAGGCAAACATGAAACAAGCGCACAATGACGAAACTCCTGAATGGGAGAAAGACCTGACAGACGTTTGCATGGATACGTTCAGCCCACCCGAGGAAGATCCAGACGCGGGTGACCAAGCTTACGACGCGCTGCGTACCCAGCAGCTCATCAATGACACCAATGCTGTGTGCCGGATCTTGCGGGACCATCCCCTCGATACCGAGAAGATGATCAATCAACTGGTGGACTACGTTGACAGCGTTCGACGCTTTGGCTAAGGTTCCTTTTCTATTCTAGCTAGCTCCTAGATGAGATCACCCTGATTTGGTATCCTAAGACGCTTCGCAGTGTTTTCCTATACTGAGTCAGGGTTTTTTATGCACCACAACATCGAAATGCTCACCCGCGCCGCCGAGCTTGCCGAAGCGGCCTACAACGACACCATCCCCGGCGCACAGAAATTTGAAAACAAACGCACTTCCACCACCGCTTTCCTGATCCGTAACCCCCAGAAGGGTGAGGACTGGGTGGTGTTCAAAGGCACCGCCGAGAAAAAAGACTGGGCCTTCAACCTCCTCTTCTTTTTTATCCCGGTCAAAAACGCGTGGATACATCTGGGTTTCTATCTTGCCCAACAAGGCGTCTGGAAGAACATCCGTGAACAACTGAACCCTGCCAACAAAACAATTTTCGTCGGCCACTCACTTGGGGGTGCGTGTGCCGAGGTATCCGCCCACCTGTGCCGGGAGTTCAGCGATCTGCACCTCTTTGCTTTTGGGAAGCCCAACACCTTCTCGAAATTTAAAGAATGCCGCATGGATCACTTGCAATCCTTTTATTCCTGCGTACACGGCAGTGACGTGGTTGCCAGGATACCTCGGGTAGGCTACCGCCCTTCCAGCGGGAAAAACCTGAGACAACTCTGGTTTTCAAACACCGGAGAAGACTACATCAATCCGCCCAAGGATCTGAAAGTAGCGGACTGGTCGGTAAAAAACAGCGTCGAAGACCACATGATGACGGCCTACCGCCAACGGACCACGGCGTTTTGCAACGAGTGTCTCAAATCAGCCCTCGCCGCCAACGGCACCGAGATGAAAGCAGCGGTTGTTGACCGCCGCCGTAAACGCAAGAAACGGAGGAAGAAAAAACATGGCTAAAAAGTGGATACAGAAAGCTATCAAAAATCCCGGTGCGCTCCGGAAAAAGCTGGGGGTCAAAGGCAACAAGACCATTTCTGCCAAAAAGCTGAACAAGGCAGCGAAATCCAAAAATCCCACCACCCGGCGGCAGGCCAATCTGGCGAAGACGCTTAAAACATTTCGCCGCAAAAAATAGAGTATAGCTTTCCACATAGAGTATGCTACCATGGTGTGTGGCTCATATTTTGAGCTACCTAGATGTTTCACGTGGAACATCTATTACCAAGGAGCTAACTAATGAAAATTGAAAAAAATATTCCATTACGAGAGGCGCGGTGTCACCTCGATAAATATAAGATTGTTGATGAACTGGAGGTAGGGGACAGCATTCTCTTTGAGGTCTACGAAGCCTCACACGCTGCCGTTGTTCGAGCGCGGAAGGGAAACCCCGAAAGAAAATTTGCGACCAGAAAAGAAGGTGACGGCGTTCGCCTTTGGAGAACTAAATGACAATATACAGATGGATACCAATGCCCCCTGTCAAAGAGGGATATGAGATCGTGCGTGTCAAAGAGGTGGAAGACCTTATTACAGATGAGGTGCAGATCGCTGACAAAGACCTTCTCATGACAGATGCTATGGTGCATATGGGTGGGATGATCCTTATAAAAGAAAAAGAGACAGAATTTGGACGTGGTCGTCCAGAGAAGGCTGAAGAATGAAAAAACTATTCACCCACGAAGGCAAAGGAGCCATCACAGCGTCCGCCCTGGTTAAACTTACCACACCCTCCGGCGACGTCGGCCCCCGCATATACCGCGTTATCCTAGACGGCAAAGACGCCGATG